TCAATGTAAATCAAATCAATACTTTCTAAAGGAAGAGTTTGTGTAATTTCTATATTATCACCACAAAACAACTTATTCATGTCTTTAAGTTAAATTATAACATATTTTAAGAATGAAGTAAAGTATTTTTGTATTTTTTTTTTTTCGTTTTGAACACCTTATATTGTTACTCTTATCTTATTCTTTGTTTTTCTTTCCTTATATACGTAATTAAATAAATAAAATATATATATTAGTAGTAGTAGTGCTGTGGAAACTGTGGAAAACTATAATGAGCTTAGGAAATTCCTATATAGTGCCTGTGGATAACTCTGTGGATAACTTGTGGAAAACTTTGTGGACAACTTTAAGCAAAGCACAACTTCTTATAAGGACAAAACCTACAGTTGTCTCCTTGTCTTGGAATGTCTCCTTGTTCATTGATTAACTTCAGCAAAGAAGTTATATACGTATCCACAAGCTCAATACTTTCTTCGTCAACCGCAAAATCAACTACTGTGGGAAATCCTTGTTTGATTGTGTCGTATATATACACGATACTTCCTTGACAAGGAATTGAAATAAGACCGTGCTTAGATAAGAGGTAGCAGTATATCGCTACTTGTATTTTGTGTTTCTTGTTTATATAACTTCCTGTTTTCCAGTCTATGACGTGGTTGTTACCAACAACATCTGCTATGCCTCTTATGTCAATGTTCTCTATGGTTTCTATCACTGGCACTTCATACTGTGCCTTCCCGATATAATCGTTTACCTCCAAATATCCGAGTGCCGCTTGCGTAAGTGTTTTTACAGTTTCAAATAATTGATTGTATGCTCCAGCTTTTTGCCATTCTGGGAGCACAGTTGAAATGGACTGTTCCACAATCTTCTCATCGATGGCTTTTTCTCCTGATTTCCCGTGTTCGCTTATAGATAAATGCACAAGAGTTCCGAATGACAAATCAAAGCTTTTGTCTTCAGTAGGATTAACAGCGTGCCACAGTATGTATCTTGGACAGCCAGATAACAGGCTGGATACACTCACATTCATACTCAACTTGTCCATATTTTAATTATACCATTCACTTTTTGTCGTTTTTGTGTTATAATGTTATCGGAGGTGAAGAAAATGATTGAATACGCAATTCCAGTAACAGTTAGAAACAGGGAAATGGTAGTTCAGAACTTAGACAAGAATGCCAGCATTAGGCTAAAACTGGAGTTTACAGAGAAGCCAGACAAGGTTTATCTCGCTAACATGCTAAACAAACACGGTAAAGTGCTGATAGCAGACGTAGAAGATAAATACGAGATAGAATGCGATGTGCTATTCTTAAACGGTAAAAGTGCCATTGTTAGGTTATATCAAGACGACATTGATAAAAAGAAATTCCCACTGCACTTGCTTTATGAAGAAATGGTAGATTTATACTTGGTAATTAAAACATTAGAAAAGGAGGCAATGTAAATGGCTACCACTAAAGGAACTGCAAAATCCGTGTTTTGGTTATTAACCAATGTTATAAACGGGCTATCAGATAAATTCAGACAAGACCCGATGATGGTTTTAGGCACTCTTTTTACGCTGGAACTGATTAAGTCTAGGTTTTCACAGTATCCTTTGTGGAGTGTGTTTGAAGATGAAAAGAGATTTAGCAGAAAATACATTCAGCAAAAGTATGTAGAGAGGAAGAACGAGATGTATCTAAAGGTAAATGCAGATGAGCTTGTAGACTTTATAGCATGTCGCAGGGCTTTTGATAAATACGAAGATGAAAAGAAGTTTGTCGTTAAAACTTTAGAAGATTACAATCTGGGACATTACGATAAGCAGAAGAATGTTTTTTACTACACTGGTTATGATGACCTAATAAAAGTGATGAAAAACATAGTAGAAAGAAACGAAAGGAAGACGTAGCATGAAAATATTCATTGACCCCCAATTTGGTTCAACAATATATGGCGGTAGAGTTCAAATGCCAGATGGAAGCAGGGTTTATGGCAAAGACATTACATTCTCTATCGCCATGTATTTGAAAGAGCTTATAGAGAGAGCTACTTACAATCAGGTTTTTTTATCAAGACAGGGAGACGAATGCATAAGCAAGGAGAGAAATCTCGCTATGGAAGGCATTGAAAGAGCCTTTTTCTGCAGAAAATTAAATTGTGATGTGGCAATTTCTATAGGTGTGCGCTGGAATGGACAACGAAAAGAAGACAGAGGCTCTTCCATAGTCTATACTCGAGTTAAGACAACAAGGTCTCGTTATTTGGCTGGAACAGTGTTGAAGCATTTGGTAGAAGAAACTGGCATTCCGAATAAGGTTTTTACGGGTGCAAAGACTTATTTTCTTATGGCATGCAACTGTGAAGGAGTTGATATAAAACCAGTAACATTAAGCAATCCGCAGGATTTTGAGTTCATAATTGACCCAAACAACCAATATAAGACGGCTTTAGCTATATTCAATGCTTTGAAAGAGTTTTATGGCTTGCGTTTCAAGTTAAAAAGTGATATAATATAACACAGAAAGGAGGAAAAACGATGAGTAATGAAATTGTGCGTTACAAGACAGACAGTGGAGAAATTGTCCTAACACCAGAGGTCGTAAAAAAGTATCTCGTTTCAGGCAAATCTGATAAAGTTACAGACCAAGAAGTAATGATGTTCCTGAACATTTGCAAATATCAACGCTTAAACCCGTTCGTTCGTGAAGCATACCTTGTGAAATATCAAGATAATCAACCTGCAAGCATTATCACGGGAAAAGATACGTTCATGAAGAGAGCGGCAAGAAATCCTAATTTTGATGGATTAGAGGCTGGAGTAATTGTTAGAAAAGGTAACGAAACAACATTCCGTAAGGGGACATTGGTGTTAGACGATGAAGAACTTGTTGGCGGTTGGGCTAAAGTATACCGAAAAGACTTGAAAGTGCCTTTTGAGGTTACGGTTAGTTTAAGAGAATATATGAAGCGATTACCAGATGGCAGACCCATGGCTAATTGGTCTTCTATGCCAGCAACGATGATAAGAAAGGTTGCAGTTGTGCAGTGCTTACGTGAAGCGTTTCCAGAAGATTTTTCACAGCTTTATACAGCTGAAGAGATGCCAGCAGTTGACGAAACATCTTTAGATGAAGCTCCAATTGAAGTTCCGTATGAAATAAGAGAAATCATAGAAGAAGAGGAAGCAGAAGTGCCAGAAAAAACTGTTCCAGAAGAGCCAACGATAATAACTGCAAGTGCCAAGATAAACCCATTGCAAGCTCAAGTTAAACATGAAGAATCGCCCAAACCAGTAAAAGCATCTTCTAAAGCTAAAATTCCAAAAGGAGACACAAGACAAGCCTCGGCGAAACAAGTAAACTACATTGTCAGCTTAGCCAAGCAAGTTCACGGAAACTACTATCAGGATTACATTGATGAGTTCTTAGATGGATTTAACAAAAACAGTCTTAACGAACTTACGATGCAAGAAGCATCAAGCATCATTGAAACGTTAAAAATGAGAATGGGTGTAGCATCAACAGAGCCTCAAGCTTCAATACCCACAGCTACTCAAAGCACAAGCGAAATAATCAAAGAAGTAAACGCCGCACTTGGTGATGAAGATTCAGATGACATTCCATTTTAACGGTGGACGGGTTAAACCCGTCCACCTATTTGTTTTCAGCCTTCCAGAAGTTATCGTTGAAGTATTTTACGGCATCTTCAATTAATGCCCTTAGTTCCTCTTCTGTGTAACTTAATCCAAGTCTCTCAAACCAATCCGACAGCATTTCCAAGGCTCTTTCAAGTTTCTCTTCTCCGCCAAATTCCTTATACATCTGCTCAATAGCTCTAACTACAGTTCTGGCAAGCTCTTGCTTGGTCTTAATTAGGTCAAATATGTTTGCCCATCTGCTGTTTTTAATGAATAATCCAAGTAGGTAGCCAGCTATTCCAACTAAAACTACAAATAGTAACGCTAACAGTTCCTCCATTTACGTTCACCGCCTTTCTATTTTTATTTTCCTGATTTGATTACATCATAAAGCCTTGATAACATTGCAGATACTTCAGCACGTGTAACTGGTTTGTCTGGATTAAAATTATTGTTGTTATCTCCCTTAACTACTCCAAGCTTATACAGTTTCTCTATATCTTTGTATGCCCAATGCGTTGTGGGAACATCTTTNAACAATAAATTCACCTCCTTAAGTGGCTGTTTGCCTGACATTACTAAGATACCGTTTGCTATGCCAAGCGCACACTTCCATTGGAATATCTCATCTTTTAACAGTTTCTCTTCCTCTGGGTTGCTTATGAATGCAAGTTCTACTAACACAGCTGGCATGCGAGTATATTTAGTCACATAGTAGTTACCGCATTTAGTTCCTCTATCTGTTCTCTTTNTCTGCTTAACTAATTCAGNTTGTATGCAGTTAGCAAAGACTTTGCTTTTAACGTCTTTCTCTGTATACCACGTTTCAGTTCCGTGCGCTGACAGGCTGTCTGATGCGTTGCAGTGTATTGAAACAAAGTAATCCGCTCCAGATTTGTTAGCCACATCGCATCTTGCTTGCAGTTCGTTAGGCTGTTTAGTAGTTCTAACATCTTTGTCGCTTTCTCGTGTCATTACTACGCTAAAACCTTGTTTAAGCAGTATTTGACGTAACTTTAAGGCTACTGCTAAAGTGATATCTTTTTCAAGTGTTCCAGAATAACCTACAGCGCCAGGCTGACTGCCACCATGCCCAGCATCAATGCATATCTTCATTGTTATCAGCTCCCTTTTCTATTTCTTTCTTTCTAATGCTTGAGAGAGTCCATAGTTCACCCGTAGTAAATGCAAACCAGCTACCGACTAAGACAGTTGGTTCAGACCCAGTATGCCAAAACACAATTAATACAGCAGCAGCGAATATTACGTTTAAGGTTATCACTGTTGATACTACTTTCTTAGAAAACCTATTCATCTGTATCATCTCTTATCTTGTCTACTACTTCTCTTAATGCTTTAACATCTTGTTCGAGTGCTCTAACCATTTGTTTTAATTCTTTGGTGTCAATGGAATTATTGTCAATGCCGTTAGAAATGTAATCTACCTTTTTCTCAATACGACCTATTTTAATACTGATTTCTTCAGCGTCCCTCGGAGTTCCAACATGATTTGTAGTTTTATTTTGTAACATGAGAAATATTACATATACAGCTAAAAGAGCTACTGCAAGACCACCGAAATTTATAATGAATTTAATTATCTCTGTTTCCAATAGTTATCACCTCATTAGCTCAAGGAACGTTGCATCGCTTGATGTTAATACCACCACCAAGCGGCTTTACTGTTATTTTATCACCAATGGGTTTAATGTTTATACCACCTTTAACAGTTCCAGTTTTTACTTTAGTAGACTTAGCTTTAAGTTGAGATATCGCCTTACCATTGAACTTTAACAGTTTAACTGAGTTGCCAAACGCTTTAATGCTTGTAACACCTTTAACTTTGGCTGTAGCTGTCTTTACGATTGCAGCTTCGCACTTAAGACTGGATACTGCACTGCCTCTGAAGTAATTAACTTCATCTGGGTTATACCCGTAAGCTCTTAAGGAAGATACAGCATTTAATTTAGCAGATGCTTGTATTTTGCGTTCTGTAGAAATTCGTGAATAACTAATCGCAATTCCAATAAAACGGGCTGTTTTTACAATTCTGGGTATGGATTTTACTGAACTTACTGCCTTTAATTTTGCGCTATTACTCTTAACTACATTACCCACACATTTAATGTAAGACGTGGCACTGCCTTTGAATGCAAATACTGGTGGTGTGGCTGTAACAGTTACATTAGAAACTGCCTGTCCGATGAACTGAGCACTTATTACTGTGTTGCCTATAAATGTGCCATTAGATACTGCTTGCCCAATGAATGCGGGGTATTTTATTGTTATCGCTTTAGCCTTTACGTTGGAAACTGCTTTTAAGATAGCACGTGCAGTTTTAACCTTCGTGGCTCTTGCTTTTAATGAAGATACACCATACAATTTAGAACTATTATATTTAACAGCATTACCTCTAACGGTAGCTGTTGTTATCCCATTTAGTTTTGCCTGACAATACTTATGAACCAAAGGATTTAATGTTAAAGAAGAAACTGCTATACCTTTGAACTGACCCAATAGGCCAGTGTAAACAAATGCATTTGCAGTTAAGGAAGATTCGGCAGACCCGATGAAGCTTGCAGATAATACAATGTTTGCATTAGCCTTAATGGTTGATACGGCTTGTGATTTAACGCTGGCAAGTTTTACTGCATTAGCTTTTGCTGTTAGATAAGATACTCCGTTAAGTCCGCTTCTGGCTTGATTTACAAAAGAAGCAAACGCTTTAGCATAAGATGTGTTTGAACCAGTAAAATATAATTGTTTTACTGCGTTACCATTGGCTATTAGAGATGACTCTGCGTTAAGATGAGCTTGTGCACCTATAACAAATGTCAAAACTGCCTTTAACGATGATACTGCTCTTAAAACTGCTTTTCTGTGTTCAGCTTTTAACGAAGAAACACCAATTAACTCAACGAACTGGTCGTAGAATGCGAACTGTAAATTAGTTACTGTAGGATTTCTATTTATCTTTGCAGTAGCTTTAAGACGAGAAACTGCTGTGCCTATAAATTGAGCTGCCATATCACACCAAGTCCAGCAGTTTTACCTTGAACTGTATCTTCCTGCCAGTCAGGTCTTGTCCTTCTACGATTGGTAAATAACCACCATTAGTCAGCTGCGTCCAATCAGATTGATTGTCTAATTTAGCGTAAACTAAGCACTCTCCTTGGTCTGCATCTTCTTGCCAGTAAACTCTGTGTTTAACATAATTACCAACTGTAGACAAGTCGTATTCTGGAGAAATGTAGTAACCACCTCTTCCAAAATTTAACCCTCCATCAATCCTCAAGGCATACGTGGTATTCTCTGTTATCGGAGCTGGTTGTCCGCTATTGTATATCGCCTGCACTTCATTATCGCTAAGCTGTCTATTATAAAGCGCAAAATCATCAAGCACGGTGTCTATTTGGTTAGCTCCTGTTCCCCAACACCCTACATAAACACCAATAAAGGATGACGGTAATGGTGGACTGAGTGTTTCACCTCTCTTAATCCCGTCAATGTAAAGAACCATCTTATTAGCGCTCCAAGTTATAGCAAAGTGATGCCAACCATTTGGCGTAATACTATCTTCTACTTCAATTATTTTTGCCAAGTCACTTTCATTCACGATTTGAAAACGCCATTTTGCTTCACCGCTCCTATGAAATAACCAAATAGCTTTACCGCTACCGGCTACATCTGCACAAAATATAGTTGGATTAACATAAAGCATTTGTCTTTTACTCGCATCATTTACATTCACCCATACACTGACCGAACCTTCTAACGGATTAACCACACTTATTGGAACTGTTACATTTTCTGCTTGCCTCGTTCCTACAGTCCAACTTGTAGCATATGGCTTCTGCTCAATTTGCGCATTATCTACTAAAAACGTGCCATCACTATAAAACTTTATTCTTAACGATACATAAGCAGTAGTTGACGTTGTAGTGAGTATGGCTATACTTCGTTGCCATGAACCATTACTAGTTTGTATTGATGCTGTTGTGTCTCTCGCAACTTTTCCACTCGATGTCCACTCTATTATTCGTAAAGCGTATTTGTTTCCACGCGGAGCTTTTACATAAGCACTAAATGCATAAGNGGTACNTGCTGAAACTGAAACGGCAGTNGCTTCAGATGTTCCTACAGTAGCAAGGTTAATATCATCTCCAGAAACGTAACTGCTAACAACTACTTGGGCTGACGTTTGTCCAATAAATCCATCAGTAGTTATATAACTTAATGTTCCTTTATTTGAAGCTGCGCCTACTAACGCATAACCACCAGTGCAATCTGCTTGAGCCGAGGTTAACAAATTTGTTGTTCTTTCTTCAATCAATATGCCCTGACCAAACTTACCCTGTTCGAACCTCGGCACATTCACCGCGACTTGTGAACCATCACTCTTATAAGCTATAGAATCACGAGTAAATGTTGGCTGAGCTACTGTCTTAATTACAAGCTTGCCATCTTCGGTCGGCTCTACATTCACCAACTCGCCACGCAACCAGTCGCTAACGTACTGCTCCACCCTTGACAATGAAAACTGCCTCTGAACTTCTCTATACCCTACACCTACTTGTATTTCAGCTGGTTGCCCTAACGCATTGACTACGGTAAACCATACCGTCAGTTCATCGCCATTCCACTCAAACCTGAAATTCTTCACTTCAGCTGTTCTCGGATCTGTAAGCAAAGCTTCGGTAATCTCTCGTTCCAATTCCGCTTCTGTTACTGCTCTTGTGGGCTGTTTAAGACAACTTTCAATGTCAGCGCCATAATTCCAATCGTACACAACAAATGCCAGCCTCTGTGTTAATATCGCTTTTACACACCACTGCGCCCAAGCTGTCAAACCGTCTACCTCTACCACATCACCGCTACCTGTTTGAACAAAATCGCATATGTCCCAATCCCACAACCAACTTTTAGGGAAAGCTACCACTGTATTTTCTGTAGCACCCACTATATCGGGCATATCGAAACTCGGATATAAATCGCTCATGAACTCACCACCTTTGCAATTACGACAGGGTCTCTATGCTGGTTAACCCAAGCCACCAACACCCTATCGCCACTTTTAAGCTCGGGTTTAATTTTTATATTCACTTTCTCAACAGTACTCTGTTCCCAATCCCACCTTGTCTGTGCGGTATGGTATATGTCTACTCCTTCTATCGGCTTCCCTTCATCGTCTACGGGATACTCGCCAACACCTACTAACGACCAAACGGGAAACTCAACCTGTGCAGTAAAATCAGCTATCAAATAATCGCCTTTCTTTATCGGCATCGCAAACGTATCAAGCTTCAAGCTCATGTCTGGCTGTATCGTTCCTAATTCAATTCTATCGGGTTTGTTAGCTATTAAACTAATTCTTTCATTTAACACTTTAGCCAAATCGTCAATGCTTTTCTTGTTCATTTTAGCCCCACGCTCATAGTCAAACTCGTAACATTATGCTCTACGGATACGACTTGGTAATATCCATTTAACGTCCCAGCAACAACTTTCACCTTATCACCCTTCCTGATAAAGGGAACATCTACGCACCTAATTGTCCTGTCTTTCTCTGGCTGTCCGAACTCCTTCAATATCTCTTTCGCATTCTGCTTTGCATCGGCCAATGTGTCATCTGAACTATTCTGGACAATCCTTTGCAATATACCATATTTTGTGTTTCCGTCAAGAACTGCAATTAACGGTGCCCTTCCTTCCTCATCTTCCGCACCTATAATACGCACCCGTGTAACAAGATTATTGATGCTCCACCTATCCATCACCGACTGCACATTTTCATTATATGCAAACACGTAAACGTCCTGATTAGACATGGCTTTTCTGATATAGACCTTCCCTTTTTCACTACGTACGATAAACTCGCCTGCTCCCTTATCTTTACCTTGTTTGAGTATGCTGTTTATCATCTCCGCAACTGTCATCTGTCGGAATACTTGCTTGGCTAATACTACATTCGGCCCCTCTATCTTGCCAATGGGAATATTCCATGCTCTGAAAATATCTGTCAACACATCTATTGCCCTTTGTCCCGACCTATAGTACCTATCATCTTCGCTCTTAAACAAGTAAATCAGCTGGTCGTACGCTTCAATCTCCACACTACCCAACGGATCCGTGGACGTCATCCAATCAAACACCGTACCCCTGAACACTTCTACCCCATTCGCTAATAGGTATATCGGTGTCCCAAGTGCTACAAGCTGGTGTACCCACTTCCCACCTACTTGCTGATTTGTCAATGTCATACTTAAATGCGCTGCTAACTCACCATCGGCATCACCAAAGGACAATTGACTAACAAATGGCGTAACATCCATTTGCTTACCGCTTGGGTCAATAATGCGCACTTCATACTTTATCTTGGTAATATCAACCAAGCTTAAGCACCTGCCCGGGTTTTATCTTGTTCGGATCTGAACCAATGACAGCCTTATTCAACTCATACAGCATCCTCCACTTTGCACCATCACCGAGCATTTTCTTTGCTATACCCCATAGGGTATCGCCTTGTTTTACGGTATACGTTTTCGGGATACTCGGAGCTGGTCTCTGTGCACTCGTTTTAGCCTGCGCACTCGTACTCTTCTCTTTCTCTGTCATTACAACCAAATTACGTGCCTCAACCAAACTTATAGAGTAATAGCAATCGCCATGTCCACCTTTCCATGTATGGTCGAACTCTTGAATGTAACAATCCATATTTATAGGTGTTTCTGTTATCAGCAAATGAACTTTTACATTCTCTCGTCGCCAGCCTGAAATCAAACCCACTATCGCCTTGGGATCCTGCCAATCCACAACATATATGCTGTTCCTCCTACTCGCACCCGGGAATATACCCTCCCACCTAATCGTTGCTGGTGCAATACCTCTCGGCATTAAGAAATCGCCCAACTCAATTATGCTAACGCTGAACAACTTTGAACTTGTCATTACTTGCAATTGTTCTGGGTTCATCGGTAAATGAAGCTTGGTATTCTTCCCCGTTATGTAAAACTCCATTTATCCCACCACCATATTAGAAAACGCCTTCCTTAACTCTGGCGCTAATACTCCCACAATCTTGTCGACAGCCTCATCTACATCGGCCTTATTGTTTATGACAACTTCACCAATTAACCCTTCGGTGTTAACATTAATGTTTACGGTACTCTGCACATTACGTGGAACAACTGACACAGTAGGAACTTCTGTTTGAACATTATGTGTTACAGTGCTATACGACATTGCCTGTACATTTTTCATTGTGTTATATGTATTATTTATCGTGGCTTGATTCATTGTGTTATATGTATTATTTATCGTGGCTTGAGTTACACTTTCTATTGGAGCATTTCTCATCACCCCAAGGTGCTCACCTACTACTTGCCACAGCTCCACATTCTTTTTTGTACGTTCTAAAGGAATAATTGCCTCCGCTCCTCTTTCAGCTACTTCCGCTATGTGCCTTGTGTAAAATATTCCACCTCTCGCATGGGCTGGTAAACTTTGAGATGGTATTTCATCTATTAATTCGCCAGTACTTGTTATATAGCCACTTTCAACCATAAATTTATAAGCTTCATCAGGCAACATGCCAGCTTGTATAAACATCATCTGATATTGTGCTGCTGAACCTGTGAGCTCAGGCGTACTTGATGTAACTTCAGGCGTTCCTCTCTCGTCTAAATACTCTTCCAAATTAAAAAGTGCAGCCAAAGCAGCTAATCCTCCAGCCCCAACTATTGCACCTTTCCAGCCAGCTATCTGGAAACCTACTATTGCACCAAGGATTGTCATTAATTTAACATTGCTCTTTATCCCATTGAAAATCGCACTTGCAAGCTCTGATCCAAGCGTGTAACCAAACGTTGCAAGCTGCTTAATTAACTCAGAATTTTCTGGTCCGAAAATAGTTTTGAAAAATGAGTTTATCGTTTCTTGTATCTTTCTAAATGCTTCTTGTCCCTGATCCCCCTTCAACCAATTATTTAATGCTGTCAGTACTTGGCTAAAAGCGGTAATAATTTTTTGTGTCATTGACATCTGATTCCAGCCCGGTATTGAACTCAAATCACCAAAGAAACGAACCACCTTTCTATAAGCATTCTGCATCGCTTCTCCTACCCTAACACCTGCTTTATACAGTCTATCTTGGACACTCTTTAATGCATCCTCGCCTTTGGTAGCCGCTTCAACAAGTCCGAATAAGATATCCTCTACTGGCTTCAGCATCCCTTCACCGAAATATGTTATCGTCATGCCTGCAATATCCTTTAATGTAGATATCAATCCAACCAACGTCTTTGCCTGTAATTCACTTCCACCAGCATACTGCTTTAACGCTCTTAAAATTGCTTCCATAGCCTGCTTTGCTGGAATAGCCTTCTTTGAAATATCATCCAATGACTTTACTCCGAGTTCCTTCAATACATCTGTCATTGGTATTCGTAACCCTAATGTTACCTGCCTTAAATCTTGCAAGCTTAATCTTCCACTCATAGCTATTTGAGTAAATCCAAGCATTGCACCCTTTAACCCTTCCATACCTGCACCTGTCATAGCAGCCGCATCAGCAAATTTCTGAAGCGTTTCCAATGTAATTCCTGTAGCCTTCTCAACACCATACATTTGCGTATATATAGGAAGCAACTGGGTAGCAAGGCTTTGAACATCCGCAAATTCAAATGGCGTAACAGCTGCGAGTGCTTGCAACTCACCTATAAAACGTTTAGCCCTTTCCGCATCCTTAAGGAAAAAATTAAACGATATCCTCGCCTGCTCCATCTCTCCTGCAAGTTTTAACGGTCCAGCAATAAGGGCTGTCATCCCCACCCCAGCACCAGCTATGCCAAGCATCCCAAGTGGTGATGTTATCATCCTTCCTACTCCACCCAAAATGCTGCCTATTTTACTCACAAAACTTTTTGCAACACTTAAAATGCTCGAAAATACAGGTGTGGCTTGGTCAACGCATGCACAACGACACTCCACACTTTGCCAGCAATTCTACTCAAGCCTGATTGCGCACTTGCTACCGCTGGTGCTGTATTATCAATCGCTGTTATGGTCGGCTTATAAGTCGTATTCAGGGAACGGGCTAACTTCTTATTTGTTAACTCGGCATTCTGGGCGAAACGATTAATTCGCTCATTTGCCTGCTCTATAACTGGTGCTGATTGGTCTTGTGCGGTAATTAAAAGCTCTACCTTATAGGTCTCGTTAGCCATCTTTCCCCCTTATCTTCTCTAATTCTTCTTGCTCCTGCTCTAACTCCACCAACATGCTTGCACGCATAAAATCACGTATCTTTGGCGGCTTACTCCAATACTCATCTGGAGTGATACCACATCTTTGGAGCAGGTGGTGAATTATGGTCGCTTCACCACCTGCCCTGATTAGTTTTTTAAAGTTTCAACTCGGCTCTCGTTTTCCTCGCTGTTATACCCACTCAAACGCTCTATGAGTTCGATAACTTCATCCTTCTCGCCACGCTTAAGCACTTTATCCACCAGCTGCCAACCAGCAAGAACGTTAGCTTTCTCCCACAATTCTTTGTTATCCCAAAGCATTGCCCTGTCTTCTGGATGCGTGGCTTGGACAATCATCAATGAATTAAACTTTGCGGCATTGAACTCCTGCGGTACTGCCAAATTGCCAAGTCTTTTATCTCGCACTGTTTTTGTAGCTTCTTGCCTGCACTCCTCAGCTTCTTCATCGGTCAACCCACGCACTCGAAATGAAAATAACTCCTTCCCATCCCTAACCACGTGGTATGTCTCATATTCTACGATTGTATCCATCGCTTTTAGAATGCCAGCTACATCCCTTAGTATGAAATCTTCTTTACTTAACAACTCCTCTTTATCAAGCTTGCTCACTTTTCACCCCTCCTATGTATGTGCGTGTAATACCCCCATAAAGTTTAAACTCGCATCTGGAGCTCCTTTTGCTAAACTGTCCAACACTTTTTTAAGTATCTTGGCGTCCTTTATTACTGTCTCTGTAAACGTCAAAGTAACGGTATAAGATTGGGGTATTGCCCATACTTGTTTATTACCAGCGGCTTGGTAATCGGTATTGGTCGAGTTTATCTGTGCTTGGAATGTGTTTACTTCAGCAAGCAAATTACCATCGCCGTCGTACAACTCACCATCGTAACCACGAATAATATGATTAGGCTGGAATGTTCCTCCATCAAGGGCTGATTGCAATTCTACTGGAGCATTTACCCTGAAACTCCACGCCCTTTGCACAATATCCCCTGTCCGAACATTCACTATGTCAATCGCACCATCAGGTACACAATCTCGGAATATATATCTGCCATCTGCCATATTCTTTCACCTCCTTTTATACTGGAGCAAATCTAAACTGGAATGTCAAGTACAGCTTTTCTGCACTATCTGTATCGTCT